TAAATGCGGATGTTGAATTGCAAGCGCTGGGCATCGATCCTGCCAAGTTACAACTAAATGAGGCTCGCCAATATGTCGCGCTGGAATTGGCTCGCGCTTGCAACCTACCTGCTTATTTCGTTAGCGCAGAAACTACGAGCATGACCTACAGCAACAGCGTTTCAGAGCGCCGTTCGCTTATCGACTTTTCAATGAAACCAATTTTGGCTGCTATTGAACAGCGCCTATCAATGCCGGACTTCTGCCCTTCAACTGGATCTATTCGCTTCTCGCTCGATGAGTTCTTGCGTTCAGATGCACTTGCTCGCGCTCAAGTCTATGAAATCTTAAACCGAATCGGCGCAATGAGCGTTGAACAAATTCGCGAAGAAGAAGATCTGATCGACAATAAGGAGAACTCATGAAGATAACCATGCCATACGCGATTACGGCGGCAGATACAGAATCTCGCATCATCGCAGGTCGCATCGTTTCATGGAATGCTGAAGGCAGTACATCTGCTGGCCGCACTATGTTTAAAGAAGATTCAATCACTATGGCTAAGAACATCAAACTAGTGCTACAGCACGATGTAACTCGCCCACTAGGCAAGATGGTTTCATTCGAGGCAGATGCAGAAGGCATCACAGCAGAATTTAAGATCGCTAAGACAACAGCAGGCAATGACGCACTCGAAGAAGCAGCAACAGGACTTCGCTCAGATTTCAGCGTTGGCGTAGATGTTGCAGAGTGGGATAACGAAGATGGCGTAATGGCTATCATTTCATCTTCTTTGATCGAGGTTAGCCTTGTAACAGATGGCGCAATACCGGGCGCAGAGGTCGCGAAAGTAGCGGCCGTAGATACAGAGGATTCCAAAGCATCAACAGATGTTGAGGATGCAACACCACAACCAACCACAGAAGGAGAACAAGTGTCAGACACTACCGTTCCAGAAGTTGCTCCTGCCGCAGAAACGGTAGAGGCTGCAAGAGTTGAAGTTAAGGCTGCCACAGCACCTTATATCTCAACAACTGTTCGTAACCCAATCGTGGATAAGGCTTCTTATCTCGAGCATTCAGTTCGTGCCTCACTAGGCAACGAAACATCAAAGATGTATGTTGCAGCAGCAGCAGACACCACAGACAACGCTGGTCTTGTACCAACTCGTCAACTAACTGAAGTTATCAACGGAATCTCAAACGCAGATCGCCCATTGATCGATTCAGTATCAACTGGCACATTGCCAGATGCAGGCATGACTTTCGAGATCCCAAAGATCACAGTTGCTCCAACAGTTGCAATCGCGGCTGAAGGCGGAACACCATCAGAAACAGATCAGAACGCTGCTTTCGTTTCAGTTGATGTTAAGAAGTACATCGGTCAGCAAACATTCTCACTAGAATTGCTAGATCGTTCATCTCCAGCATTCTTCGCTGAACTCGTACGCCAGATGGAATACGCATACGCCAAGGCAACCGATACAGCAGTTGGAACAGCACTTATTGCTGGCGGAACTGATGGCGGAAACCGCACACTAACAACTGGCGCTCTTGCTGCTGATTTCGTTTCAGATGCAGCAGTTTCAATCTACGAGAACACACTCGGATTTGCGACAAACATCGCAGTATCTCCAGCACAATGGGGCGTTCTAATGGGCTTGGTCGATTCTTCAAATCGCCCAATCTTTCAACAGACAATCAATCCACAGAACGCAGGCGGAACACTTACAGCAACAGCAGTTCGTGGAAACCTACTCGGTCTGAACCTTCGCGTAGCTCGTAACCTTTCTGGTACAGGCGATAACTCAATGATTATCGTTAACCCAGATGCTTACACATGGTACGAGTCTCCACGACTATCACTCCAGACTAACCTCATCTCAACAGGTCAGGTTCAAGTTGGATACTACGGCTACGGCGCAATCGCTACAAAGATCGCAGCAGGCGCTTACCGTTACATGGTTGCATAACCAATAACTAATCATGGGGGGGCTACTGCTCCCGGTGGCTCCCCCAGCCGTTTAATAGAGAGGATGTAGAGATGGCTTCAATCGTTACAGTTGCAGAACTAAGGTCTATCCTTGGCGTTTCTACATCCCTTTATAGCGATGCTTATTTAACAGATGTAATCGACACAGCAGAAGCAGTTATCTTGCCTATGTTGGTCAAGTACTCAAGCCCGATCGATGTCGTGGCGCTTCAAGACAATGTCGCGACATATTATGTCCTTGGCGATAATAACTTTTCAGCGGGTCAGAGCGTAGTCGTAACAGGCGTAGGCTCCCCATTTAACGGAACTTTTACAATCCTAGAATCAAGCAACATCGATTACGATTCTTTCGTCTTACGATCCAACTCACGCATATTCTTGGATGGTTCTTACAGAGAATTTAACGGTTTTTTTACAGTATCAATCACAAATGCAGACATCACAGAGCGCAAGGTAATTCCTTCAGGCTTGGCAACTCTTTCAGGAGCAGCGACTTATGTTGGCGTAAGCGCAGTTGAATCAGCAGTTCTTGCAGTATCAGTTGAAGTATTCCAATCTCGTATCGCTCCAGGTGGGCAAATTGAAGGAATCGACTTCACAACCGTCAGCCCATATCGTTTAGGCCGCAGCCTTTTCAACCGCGTATCAGGACTCCTAGGGGCGTACATCGACACCGATTCAATGGTGCAATAAATGCCAGCCTCAACAATCCTAGATACAGTTCGCACACCTTTAGCAACAGCCTTCGCTAATGTCGCAGGCAATGTCTATGCTTATGTTCCAGAAGCGCCAATGGTTCCCTTCGTAGTCTGCGTTCCAGATTCTCCATATCTTGAATTAGAGACAATCGGTAAGACCACACTTCACACTAAAATTAATTTCGTAATCTCGGTCGCGGTTGCGTATAACAGCAACCCGGCATCGCTCGACAATCTCGAGCAGCTCGTAATAAGTGTTCTGAAAGTTATCCCAGTTGGATACACAATCGGAGCGGTTGAAAAACCAACGGTTACTCAGGTCGGCCCTAGCAATGTCTTGGTGGCAGATATCAGAGTTTCTACCTACTACACACAAACAAACTAAGGATAAATAATGGCAACCACAGTAATCACAGGTCGCGATATTTCTCTATCTTTCACAGGTGGAACAGATATCGAAGCCCAAGCAACTTCAGCAGTTCTAACTAAGACTAACCTTCGTGAAACTTTTCAGACACTTGATGGTGAGGCTTACAAAACGACTAATATCGAGGGTACTTTCGCTCTTTCAATGCTCGCTGATTGGGGTAAGGCTAACTCAGTATGCGAAGCACTCTGGACAGCAGCCGAGACAGCACCAGACACAGACATCAGCGTAACTCTTACAGCCGCTACAGGCGCTCAATTCGTGTTTCCAATCATGCCTGAATTTCCAACAGCAGGTGGCGCTGGAACTGATGCCCAGACAGTAGACTTTACTTTCAAGGTATCTAAGGGCGCAGTAGTCGAAACCTTTAGCTAAACAATAGAAACGGGAGCAAACAATGCAACAGCAAATAACAATTAAATATGTTGATGGATCGGAAACCACTTACCTGGTTCGCCCACCTGATTACGCCAAGTGGGAGATGACAACTAAAAAGGTTATTTCCCAATTTGGTGGAATGTGGGACATCCTTTATGTAACGCATTCAGCAATGAAACGCGATGCAGGCGGCAAACCAACCAAGACACTCGATGTCTGGATGGAATCGGTCGCAGATGTTGAAGTAGGTGAAGGAAACCCAAAAGTCATACAAGAGGAAGCGTCAGCCGACTCTTAGTAGAACTGGCAATAGCCACTCAGATCCCAATGGATCATTGGCAAAGTGCCGAGGATATTCTTACAGCGATTGAAATACTAGAGGAGCGTAATCGTGGCAGATGAATTAGTTGCCTTCGATAAGACGGAACTCCGTTCTGTATTCAAAGCTTTAAAGAATATGAGTGAAGAAGCCAACGATGAGGCCAAGCGCCAATCAGGCGCTCTGGCTGAATTCGCCCGGGCTGAGGTTATTCAGACAGCAAGCCGAGGCAATAACACTAAAGTCTCAGGGCGCATTGCTCAGGGTTCTAGGGTTAAGAAGTCAAGCCGTATCGGTGAGATTACTTATGGCTTCGCTTCTCAGAAGTTCTCAGGTGGGGCAACCACTAGAGATATCTGGGGCGGTACTGAATTCGGATCCAACAAATATAGACAATTCCCTGTCTGGTCAGGCCGCGAAGGCCGAGGATCTAAGGGCTGGTTTATCTATCCAACGCTTCGCAAGATTCAACCGCAAATCGTTGCTAGATGGACAGAATCATTTACTAAGATTTTGAAGGAGTGGGGCTAATGGCAACAGGTACAAGGGCGTTAACGCTCAAGCTTCTTGCTGATGTCGATAACTTCACTAAGAATCTTGATAAGGCCGATAAAGATGTTATGTCTTTCGGCGATAAAGTTTCAGACTTCGGAAAAAAGGCTGGATTAGCATTCGCAGCAGCAGGGGCAGCAGCCGTAGCCTATGCAGGAAAGTTAGCCATCGATGGCGTTAAGTCAGCCATCGCAGATGCAGCCGCGCAGGAAAAGTTAGCCCTTACTCTCAAGAATGTAACTGGCGCAACTGAAGATCAGATTGCTGCTACTGAAGATTACATAACCCAGACTTCTCTAGCCTTCGGCGTTACGGATGATGAATTAAGGCCATCGATAGAGAGGTTGTCCAGGGCAACTGGCAATTTACAGAAGGCTCAAGAACTTCAGACAGTTGCGATCGATGTTGCAGCAGGTTCAGGCAAATCCCTTGAAGCCGTTACTAATGCAATGGCCAAGGCAGCCGAAGGCAATACAGCCGCTCTTGCCAAACTAGGTATAGGACTTTCATCCGCTCAACTCAAGACCATGAGCATGGATCAAATTACCGCAAAACTGGCAGACACTTTCGAGAACCAAGCAGCCGCTAAGGCAGATACATTCCAAGGCAAGTTAACTCGACTTCAGATCGCCTTCGATGAAGGTAAGGAAACCGTAGGCGCTTACATCCTTGATGCCATAACTCCAATGGTCGATATCATCGTTAAGAAAGTAATCCCAGCGATTGCAGACTTTACTAGCAACCTTGGAGACAAGCTCCGCCCGGTCATGGAGTTCCTAAACCCAATTATCAATGGCCTTCGATCAGCCTTCAATTCAGTAAAGAATTCACTCAACGATAACAGCGAAGAATTAAAGCCTCTTCTTATCCTTTTTAAGGGACTTGCTGATTTCTCTCGCGATGTATTAGCGCCAATCCTAGGCAAGACTTTAGGTAAAGCGTTCGAGATTGTAGGAGCAGCAATAGGTGGCCTGATCGATGGAGTAGCCAAAGTGGTTAACTTCTTCGATGATCTTTACAACAAGATCAAGCGAGTAATCGAGATATCAAAGCAAATCGGTTCTGCCCTTAATCCGTTTAATAACGCTTCATTCGAAACTGGGGCATCTTCTCCAGCAGCCGCACCCATGGCTCCATCTATGCCTAATGAGCCAATCGCCGCCTATCGCTATGTTGGCGGCCAAGGGACAACCAATATCACCGTTAACGGCGCAATCGATAGCGAATCAACTGCTCGCCAGATTGTCAGCATTCTCAATGATTCCTCAGCTCGAGGAACACTCGGAAGCGCAGCCTTCTTTTAATGACCGCTTATACCCCAGCCTATAAAGTCATAATTGATGGCCTTGAAGCAACAGATGTAACCATTGCCAATCTAGTAATTACCTCGGGCCGTACCGATATTAATACTCAGCCTCTTGCGGGCTATTGCCAGTTGCAGTTGATGAACTTAGACAACTCAAGTTACGACTTCACAGTAGGAACCGGGCTGGCAGTAGAGGTAACTAACTCTGTTGGTGCTTACGTTCCAATCTTTGGCGGATATATCTCAGATTTTACTATTGGAGTTAATCGCGCTGGTGATCTTGGTTATACAACTATTGCCACTATCACCGCTTTAGGAGCGTTATCTAAACTGCCTCGAATCATCGATGCTGGAGTATTGAGCCAAGACTTTGATGGCGATCAGATTTACACACTTCTTTCAGGATATCTATTAGGCCAATGGAATGAAGTGCCAAGCGCTCAGACTTGGGCTAATTATGATCCGACAGAGACTTGGGCTAATGCCGTTAACATCGGCTTAGGCGAGATTGACCAACCAGGCGATTATCAACTAATTGCTAGAGGCTCTAACAACACAGACCTTTATTCATTGTGCGCTGAAATTGCTAACTCGGCTTTCGGAGTTCTCTATGAAGATGCTAATGGCAACATCGGGTATGCAGACCAAACACACCGCCAAGACTATTTAGCGGCCAATGGTTATACAACCTTAGATGCTAACCACGCCAACGGTTTAGGTTTATCGGCTACTACTCGAGCAGGCGATCTTCGCAATAGTTTTACTATCAATTACGATAACAATGCTAATCAGACTTACACCGCTACTGATTTAATTAGCCAGAGCCTTTACGGAGTTTATGCCGAAGAATTTACATCTCGGATTAAACATACTGCCGATGCAGAAGCCTTAGCAGATCGCTACATTGAGCTTCGAGCCAATCCTTATCCTAAGTTCCAATCCATAACTTTCGTTTTAGGTAATCCCGAGATCGATGATTCCGATCGAGATGCTCTTATTAACATTTTCTTGGGTCAGCCTGTCTGGATTCAGAACTTGCCCGGCAATATCACTAATGGCGAATTTCAAGGCTACATCGAGGGCTGGACATTCCGAGCAAGCCTAAACAACCTAAGCGTTACTTTTAACGCTTCTCCAATAAACTTCTCCCAAGTTGCGGTAAAATGGGAGCAGGTAAATGCAGCAGAGACTTGGAACACTCTAAGTCCAACCCTTACATGGATCAACGCGATAGGAGTCGTAGCCTAATGGCAACAACAACAACCAACTTCGGCTGGGACATTCCCCAATCGACCGACTTAGTTAAGGATGGCGCTACTGCCATCGCTGCACTTGGTCAAGATATTGATACGGCAATGGTCGACCTCAAGGGCGGCACAACTGGACAGGTATTAGCGAAGGCTTCAGGAACAGATCTAGACTTTTCATGGGTTGCTCAGGATGACTCAAATGCTATTCAAAATGCAATAGTTGATGCCAAGGGCGATATTATCGCAGCCACCGCCAATGACACCCCAGCGCGCTTAGCGGTTGGTACCAATGGTCAAGTTTTAACAGCGGACTCAACAGCGGCAACTGGCCTTAAATGGGCTGCTGCAACTGCTACTACAACTTTTGTTGGATGCAGCTTAAAATCATCTACAGATCAGACAGTTTCTAACAATACTTACACAGCGTTAACTTGGGATCAAGAGAATTTTGATACTGATGGTTTCCATAGCGTTTCTTCTAATACCTCAAGAATCACAATCCCATCAGGCAAAGCTGGTTATTATTCAATTCATGCTTGGGCGCAAAGTGATAACAATGCTACTGGCAGCCGAACATACGCATTCTTTAAAAATGGCGTACTTTTTACTTATATGGTTGTGCCAGCAAGCACCCAGTACCCTAGTGGTCAACTAAGTGCAGTTATGAATTTAGCCGTTGGTGACTACATTGAATACTTTGTATATCAAGATTCTGGCGCAAGCCGTTCCATCGCAAAAACTAGCGGTAGCGGTGGTTTTAACGCATTTTTGATTGGGGCATAATAATGACACTTATTGAGCAAATATTAGCTATTTATCCAGAATTAACGAATGAAGATTTTGTCCCTAATAAAGGCATAATCGCTCTTCGTGATGATTCTGATGGTCATGGCGAATATATTGAAAAATGGGAATACAGCAATCCAATTCCTGAAGGCTTAAAAGTAGGCAAGTGAAACCTAAACTTTGCAAAGCTGGGCAACAACTTCGCGAGCAATTTGATGATTCTTTCAGCGATCGTGACCGCACCTCGGATGGCTGGATCGGTGATAGTCGGCACTCAGCTCGTAAGTCTGACCATAATCCAGATGGCGAGGGCTGGGTTCGTGCCATTGACATTGACCGCGATCTATCTGGAAAGCCAAAGCCCGACATCATGCCCGATGTGGCGGATCAACTTCGTCAGTTGGCAAAGTCTGATAAGCGCATCTCGTACATCATCTTCGATGGCAAGATTGCCAGTTCCAAAAGTGCGTGGCGTTGGAGAACTTATACAGGCATCAATAAGCACCGCCATCATTGCCATATATCTTTCAGTATCAAGGGCGATCAAGATGGTTCGT